CTGCACACAATACCATAAAGTTGTCGCATTAGATACTAAGTCATATCTTTTTGCTATATCCTCATCAATCTCTCCGTCATACTCGATATATCCCCAAGCTTCATGTTCGATTTCTTCTACATACTGTCTATCATTGAAATTGACAATCTCTTTAACCTTATTCTTTTCTGGATAACTCCCTATGCTAACTGGTCTAAGCGTACTATAATATCTCATATCCTTTACCTCTCTTTGTGTTTAGTAACTCATTTACTATATTCATTATAGCAAACTGCTATACATCTGTCAATACTTTTTTTGTATTATTTTTGATTGGTTCAACCTGGCTGATACCAAAAAATGCAGCTTTTACCATAATCATTTTCCATCTTTTCTTATTTTCCTCTGAATCCGCATCCTCTTTTGCTTTAACTTTACAAGGCTTCCAAATTTGAGTAACAAACTTTGCTTTCATTCCTCTTTGCACTTACATCCCTTTTCTCTGTCATCCAGCATATGTATTAACTTTTTCCATAATTCCTCTAAGTGCCATCTCCATAATGATAATCTCTCTATTTGTCATTGCCATAATTTGTACCTCCTTATAATCCGTAACTCATTTACTGATTATATTATAGCAGGATTGCATCTATATGTCAAGTGTTTTTCTGTATTATTTTTATAGAAAATTTTCCAGTCTATACCAATGAATAACTACTCCATCACTGCATCCATCTCGTTTTAAGTCCTCAAAATCTTTATATTGGCTATCTGATAACGGTATATCCTCTCCATCCCTGTTCCATATAACAGACCGCTGCACTCCATCTGTCTTTACAGAACGTGTATATAAATACATGTTATAACCATTTACTCCTGGCTCTGACTCATAATAGAATCCATCAATATCTCCACTTGTAAGGCGTTCAAATAGGCTTTTATAAACCGTTTCCACACGCTTATGTAATATAATCTATCCTATCAAAATCAAACGCCTTAAAAGCGTCCATAAACTCATCATGGATTGAAGGTATCTCCACACTATTCATAATAGCAGCCTCCCTACATATAGACTTTACGTATCTCTCTATCTGATAATCCAATAGTGCCATTCACAAGCTCGCACAAAACATTGTACTGCTCATTTTCCTCTGGATAATGCGATTCTACAAACAATAACACATTGTTTAGTAACCTGCTATAATCACCACTAACATTATAATTCTCCATTATATATTCATAAAATTCTTCTCTATTCATGCTGGCTCCTCCAATAATTCTGAAATTGTTATGCCCTTAACATGCTGCTGTGCAATCTCAATTTTCTGTATCTCCGGACACATCATACCATTCATAAATCCTATAATAAACTCTCTGGCTTGTTCTTTTGTAACCGCTTTCCATGTGCTATAAAAAGCTCTAATCTGTATCATGCTACACCTCCAGCTTATCCTCAAATGCTGATAACATTGTTACATCTAATCTACGTTGTGCCACCGTCATATCCTCAAATCTGTATCCGACTCTTAATTAGTAACCCATTTACTATATATAATATATCATAGAGCTTTCCTTTTTACCAATTATTTTTCTGCATTATTTATAAACGCTCTTATATACAATATATTAAATCTCACAACATACTGTATACTATATATAGTGTTTTACAATCTTCTTAAAACTATTTCATTATTTAAATTAAGCTATCAACATCAATGTTCATTCTAAAAATTACATTTGCCCCTGGTACTATCAGCTCTTTTGTTCTTCTTGTAATATTTTTCCAACCATTTATTTCCACTAGATTAAGATAATCTTCTTTAGAGATTTCAATAAAATCAGAATCCAAAATTCTCTTATGAATCTTTTCTACATCAATACTTCCATCTCTTTTGTTTAACATATTCTGATTTTTACAGCATACATATCATGTTTAGTTTTAATCATTAAAATACTTGCCAATTCACATATTCGCTTATCTGGCAATCGGTTTATAAGTTTGTTCCTAATTTCTCGTATATCTTGTTCATACAAGTTTGGTTCATAAACACAATCTATAAAACTTTCTGTTATCCTCATTTTTTAACTCCTATTACACAATTAAACTAAAATTTCATCTGTTAATTTAATTCAGAAATCATCCTTTTTACTCTTTTAATCTCTTCATCAGTATGTGGCGTTCCACCAGCATTCATATCCACATACCATTGTAATACTTCTTTTTCCGTCTTTAAATTGTTCACATTAAGATACATTACTGCATCTGTAATATTTATTTTATCTTCATATTCAGAAAAATACGAACCAAATACCTTAATTTCATTATGTATAAATCTTTGTGCAGCCGTTATCCTTTGTAAACCATCTACACATACATAATCTTTATATTCTTCATTCTTTGGCTGTCTACTGCTATGCCAAAATGGATTGTTTAGATAAATTGTGTTACCAGATTTCCCACCTTTAAGATGATATTCCAACCAAGCCACCTGTTGTTGTTCATTCCAGACATGTCCGCGCTGAAATTTTGGATTTAACTGTAATCCCATCTCTTCTATTTCTTCTGCAATATATCTTACAAGACTTGGCAAAGGATAACATACATTATAATTCCCGCCAGTTGTAAATTGTTTGATGTCCTTAAATCTTGTTATTTTCTCCATTATATCACTCCCAATCTAACAGTTAAAACTATCTTTTTATCTATCCTACAGGCGCACCACACAACGCCTGTAAGATAATTCGGTTGTTTTAATTTTTTCAAGTGGATACAAAACTGTTATATATCCTCATAAACGTATAACGCCACAGATTGCTCTTTCCCTAATGCCAGAACTGCCCTTCCGGCATGTTCCGTCAGGTGTCCGGCAAACTGCATCAGGTTACTGATTACTGTACGGATTCTGCGTCTTTGCACTTTCTTTCGGTTGGGACTGTCGCGTTTCTTTAAGGATTCCTGGCCAATAATTCGGAGGATGTTGTATGCAACCATTGTTAGTTCAAGCACCAGCTTGTTGCTTTTAAATTTTCCGGATAGGAAACAGCATTTCAAAACAATCTTTCACTCTTTACACATAACAATTCCATATCTACAGAAATAATCTGTTTCTAACTTTTCCACAAAATTTTTAACACATGTAATTTCACTCTCTAGAAGATTTGTGTATACAATAATCATTAATCTTGATTTACATTCACTCTGTATATCCCTTTTTATACTATCACATAATTCCTCCAGATTATAATGTTTAGATGACATAAACAAAGTTTCCAGTGTATCAATAAACTCCTCATCATATACTATTGCATATGTATCTTGATAATTTTCTATAAGAGATTGCAATACTACAGATTTCCCAACATTTCCTTTTACGACTAACATACTATATATCCTCCTCTTGAAAACAACATTTCAACTACCTTTTATTTCGTTTAAGACACCTTTTAGCTCTTTGGTAATCCGTTTCACTTTTCTTTTATCAACCCTATTTTTTTTCAATTATAACCCTAGCTTCATATCCCAAAAGCGACAATATCTTATTTGCTTCATCGATAGAAAAGTTATTTTTCCGTATCATCTTATTTACATTTTGATTTGCTACTCCCAGTTTTTCCGCTATCCATGTTTTCTTTACTCCATTATCTGTAATCACTTGCTCAACCGCTTCTGTTAAACCTTTATTTGTGCTAATCATATAATCATAATTCTCCTTGTAATATGTTAGGTACAGACTATTTATTGCAGCCTATACCATTTATTCCTTATTTCCATTCAATTCCGATGACTTTAATCTTCATAATAATTCCTGTAGATTCTCTCACAATCTCTTTTAGTAGGTAACTGCAAAATGTCATTATCTACATGAAAATTTTCCAAATTTGTATATACTAAATGCTATCCGTTACCATTCCATCCACCGTAGTAAAAATCAATTCCATTGATAATTGTTATCTTATCACCTTTTTCCATATCTTTTCCCTTCCTTTATGATTATATTATAGCAAAACTAGATTTATTTGTCAATACTTTTTGTATTATTTTTCCAATATTTTTTCTATGTTTCCAACAGATTATACAGCTTTTCCGACTGCTCACCGGATGCCCTGCAAATTATCAGCATAATATCTGTCAATTCTTCCTGGCTCATGTTGTACAGAAAAGAAACAAGAAATTGGTATGCGATTTTCCTTTGTCCACCTGTAGCAGATTTTTTACCATACGCATCCTCAAACTCCTTATACGCCCTCTCTCGCACCTTTTTAATCTGCCTTTGTGTAAATCCTGCACCACTAAAAATCATTTCAAAATCTTTGTACTCCATATTATCCTCCCAATTTTCTTTTCAATCCTTTTTCTGTATTAGTTTTAATACTATGATAATTTTTCCTCTAATAACTTAATATTATCTACATGAATATTACCAGCTTTCAAGTCATTCTCCAGGCTGCTGCGCAAAGTTGTAAAGTATCTTCCTATCGTCTTTACAAACTTGTCTGCATTGCCTTTTGTTTTCCTATATGGCAAACTCCGGCTACTGCAATATGACATAGGATTTTCCGGCTTTATTCTGTAGGATTTTCCTTTGACTTCCATAACTAACACATCTGGCAACTCATCCTCATCTTTGTTGAAATTATCCGGCAGGCTGATAGAAAAGCTCACATGCAGCATATCATTTCCTGCTATACCATGTGGAAATTCCTTTTCGTTCCCTGCCATCCGACAAACAATGTCTAAAGATTTACCCAGGCATTTGTAGACGTACACTTGACACATGCTGTTAGGTAAAATTTTCCTATACTCTTCCTGTACCATATCCTTAAACTCTGCAAATTTCATAAATATAACCTCCATTCAAATTTTCCTGTTGATTAGTAATCTATTTACTATATACATTATAACAAACTGTTGAATACATGTCAAGTGTTATTCTGTATTATTTTTATTTTTCCTCAACGCTTCACTACTACATCATATCGTTCTATAATATCATCTGTATAATTAGTATCTTTATTATATACAAAATATGATGTTACCTTCATTCCCTTTTTAACATTCTTAATCCATCCAGCATAACAGATATAATAAAATTTTCCATTTCCCTTGCGGTGTAGCAGTGTTTTGTTTTTCAAATTTTCCGACTTGTAAAATTTCACTTTACCAAATTTTCCATACTTTTTCTTAATGGATTTTTCCACCTGCTTACACATTACTTTACTTTTGCTGGCAACTTTCTGCCTTATATTTTCCGTCACCATTTTTATTTACAACGACTCCGGTACATTTTTCCACAATGATTTTTCCTGTTGCACGTTCTCCGGCGCAAAAGTTCCTGCAATAAGAACAACAACAACTGCAAAAATAACCATTTTAATTTTTCCTCTCATGATAAATACCTCCTAAAATTTTCCTATAAAACACAAGTTACTCTACAATGGTGAACAAAAAAACTCTCATATTCTCCACAACAAAAATATGGACATATCTCTATTACTTTTGTTTTCCTTTTGTTTTCCTCATGTCGTATTTGTTTATTACTTCTCTTCCTGTTAATAACTGATACTCACTTTTGAATATTTGATTTTTCCTCCTTAAATGAATAACCTCATCTTCTGATATATTAGTAAGTTTCATTACGGTATACAAATCAATCATAAAATTTTCCTCTCTATATGTTACAATATCTTGTGTTCAATACTCCATTTTTCCAAAATACAATTACATGTCCTATAATATGTTCATCATTGAATATAGATACCGTAGGTTTTCCAGCTGCTTCATGACAAAAGGAAAATGTTCCATCATCACATGATATAACTACTTGATTATATCCATCATGTTTTGCTGCCATGGTTGCATTTTTAATAATTTCTTCCATAAATTTTCCTCCACTCTCTGATTGAATTTTCCTTTTAAAAAAAGCGGAAACATACAAAACCGCTTTCCAGCTACATCCAGATAAACCGGATAAGCATTCGGAGTTTTCCTGTACCATCGTCATAAATATATGTAATAATCATAACCGGCATTTTCCTCTTATGCTTCATAGGCAACCTCCATTATATGTATTTTGCTTGTCAGTTTGCCTAGTATGTTTTTTAATAGGACTATCCATGATTTGAACATGGTTGAATTTTCCTCTAAAAATTCCTCTGCCGCCCAGAATATAGTCCTTGATTAAATTTTTCAAACCTACTCATATTCTTCAAATTTTTCCACCGTAACCCAACGTATTTTTTCAAAGGCAGCTTGTACTCATCTATCATGTCATCGTATTGTCTAAGTAGAAGGCTATAATCCTCTCCAATTTCTGCCATATCACAAATTAGTAAATATATCCTCTTTGCGATTTTTTTCACTTGCTTATTCCTATCCATATTAATCCTCCTTAAAATTACTATGCTTGCGTTGGCTTCTTCTCTAAATTTCCCAATGTCATCAGCAGTATATCTATAAATTTTCCACCCTGTATTTCCCTATTATTTTCCAGAATTTTCTTCTGCTTCCTCATATAAAATAACTGTTTTATTGAATCCCATTTTCCGCAAACGAATAATAGTTATCTCCAATTACCATATTATCTATTAAATTGATATCCATAATTTTTCCTGCTTCTTTAACTTTTCTAAAAACATTTATATCTTCTTCACTAGGCATCGTATCCCCCGATGGATGATTGTGTGCTAATACAATGTTTACAGCATTACACAACAACACTTTTTGAAATATTTCTCTTGTAGAAACTAATGAAGCTCTTACTGTGCCGTGTGACAATTCAAATACTCCTAACAATTTACATTTGCTATTCATACATAACAAGTAAAAATATTCTTCACTCTGTCTGTCGTGTTGAAATACATCACATAACATTTTATAAATTTTTCCAGGACTGTTAAAATTCCCATCCATCGCATAATTTACTGATTTTTCCTTTACAATTTCGCAATGCTTTTCATTATTAAGAATTGTTTTATATTTATTTATTCTCATGATAGTCCCTCCTACCTTTTCCGTTTGTACCAGTATTTCCAGCGGTTCCGATTGATTCAACCATTTTCCACCAGTTTCTTGTGATACTTGACGGTTTCTACCAGATACACCAGATTTTCCTCTAGTGTATTTCGTGCCATTCCAGGACTACTCATCAGTGGTATTTTTATTAAATTTTTCCGCTATATTCACATTTTATTTCCACGATAGACCTCACCGCTTCAAAATCGGTTATCAATCCTCTTTTATGCACATCAAGAACACGCCTGATTCTTTCGTTCATTTCTCCAGCGGAATGACAACGCTTTACATATTTTTCCGCTAACATAGTTGCGTTTGCAAATTCTTTTACATATCTACTCATAAGATTTTCCTCCGCTAGAATTTTCCTTTTCAACTTTGAATAACCAATTTTCCTCATCCTCTGTCACCAGCCCAAAATATTCCTCTGTCCAGGTAAAATGGTATTCCACTCCATAGAATTGTTTGATTGCCATTTGATATACTTCCCATTGTGCCTGACACCAGTCGGCAGCTTTTCTATTCCTCTTGTATCCCTCTGTATAGTATTCAAATTTACTACACGCATCCAGCGCCATGTCCCAAGCTGTTATACAGCTTTTCAATTCGCTTCCAAGCTCTGTTTTTAAGAATTTTTCTTTGTTTAATTTCATGATTTTTCCTCCATATATTTTGTAATTTTTCTTGCCAATTCCCATGATTCTTTCGCCTTATTTGATAACTCATTTATGATAGATGATTCATTGGGAATACTCTTTATTATTTCTGATAGTTTATCTCCATAACTCATACAAGCTGCATATATTAACTGTATTTCTTCTGCTGTCAAATCTACGCTAACTGTTGTCATTTTCATAACCTCTACCTCCATTTCTTTGTGTACAGCGGGCTTGTAACCGCCTCCGGCTGCATTACCGCCCTTCCGGGCGTTACTCTGCATTTATACCCATACCAAACGACCTTCTATTTCAACTGAATTTCTAATCATATCATCATAAATATAGTCGTATTCGCTATCTGTCATTTCCTCATCTGATTGATAAATCATGTCTAATATTTCAAAACATGTCTTTTCTTTATAAGAATCTTGCATGTCGCAAATCATTTCCCAATATTTTTTCTAATCTTTCTTTTGTCATTTTTAATTACCTCACTTTCTCTATTGTGATTTTGTTTTGTTCCATGACATTACACTTTTCCAGCGTGTGTACTCTTCATTTGTCATGTATACAATGCGCCCATATGTTACTACCTTAATCCTATCATCACTTACTTTTGATGCCATATAAAACATTTGCTCTGCCTCCTTAATCTTTGTTTACAGTGTTAGCATGACTGTTATTTTATAGGCGATACGTGCCGGAAACAGCTTGCGTAACCCCTCATACCTTGCATTAAATATTTCAAATTTCATAATGTAGTACCTCCTTCTATTTTTTTTGTGGGCTTGTGACCACCTATGGCTACATTACCGGATGCCCTGCCGGGCTTCCGTCACTCTGTATTAGAAGAACCTGCTATTGCTTTCTACAGTTTCAATGGTAACTGCTTCTTGATTGAGTGCCACCTTCAACTGTGCTGCTGCCTTTTCGATTGTACCAGCGTCAGAACCGTATACCACACATACCAGTGTAGGTTCTATAACTATTTCGCCGTTATCATGTGTGTAAACGCCAGTACCTTCAGTGATAGTAGCGCCGCCCGTAGTTGCTACAAATATGTTAGCTGCCACTTTGTAAGCATCCAGTGTATTCACTTCCTGCCTTTTGCTGTCCTTATCTAATAACCCTACACAAATTGTTGTTTTTGTCATAATAATTACCCTCCATATTCTTAATTGATTTTTTGATTTTTGCTATTTAGCGGCGACTTGGAACGCCCTGCTTGGTAGCATTACAGCCCATAGAGGGCTGTCCTCTGCCTTTATCAATGTTTTTTCTGTCTTGGTTTTTACATAGCCACCGCTGCGCCCCCGGCGATTGCCTTCATATCATAATATGATAAATCCGGCGCATATTCCCGAAGGAACCAGCTTATATGTTTGCGTGTCGTTGCGGAATAAGTACCAGTGCATTCTACAAACCGCTTGCTGCCTTCATGCCATATACTTATTACCCTTGTGGTGTAGCTTATTAAGTCGATACGCTCACCTTCAATAAGCTGTACTCTACATTGTGCGCTTGCATGGTTTCTAAGTCTTTTTGTTGTTCTCATATCGTTACCTCCTTGTTTTGTTTGGCTTGCTTTGTTTTGTTGTACTTATAATATCATGTTTCTTTTTGTTTGTCAATACCTTTATTATTATTTTTTCAATATTTTTTGTATTGAATGTTTTTGTCTGGCTATACAATACAGTTATATAATACATGATAAATGTTGTAGAATCAATATGTAAAATACATGAATAATCATGTTTGATTTCAATAGATTGTTGTAAATATTGCACGAAAAATAATGTAATTGACAATGAATTAAATATCGTGTAAAATAAAGATGATTATAAAAGGAGGGATAAAAATGCTTGCATATAAAATTAATGTTCTGGAAACGCTTAAAGAAGCCGGATATAATACAACTAGATTAAGAAAAGAAAAACTTTTAAACGAAAGCGCAATACAATATCTAAGAGATGGAAAACCAGTCGGAGCAAAAGCGCTTGACAATATTTGTATGTTGTTAGATATGCAACCGGGAAATATTTTAAAATATATAGAAAATAAAGACATGAAAGATGATGTAAAATAGTGCTATTATATACATGAAAAATAGTGTAAAAAGTTATTGACAAATACATGATAATTGATGTATAATTATAATTGTCAAGAGGAAAACCGATTGACAATAGCCAATAGGCAGTGGGCAAGCAAAGCCTAAAGGGGAAAGGAGAAAAACATGGAAGATATGGGAATGACAAACGAACAGTACAAAGGAATGTTACTTGATGAACTGGAAGATTGGCAGGAAGTTCTTGAACTTGCCAAAGAAGAACATAACGAAAAGGTTATCAAGAAAGCTGAAAAGCAGATAGCCAAAATCAATGAAAAGTTGAAATTTTAAAGCATAAGGGCATACAGAAAGAGCGGGCTTGTCACCGCCTTAACTGTATTTAAATATAAAAGCAATATTAAACACTTATGCAATGCTTTATAAATGTCAACTGCTATTTTTGACGCAATATATGTTACTTTATATTAGCAGTTGGCATTTAACTGCCCGTTTAGGGCAAATACTGAAAAAGTTGTAAAATATGTTAAACCTAGTATCTTTTATGCCAATATAAAGTTTTAAATATCATATATTATCGTTTAGTAGTATATTATATGTAGTTTTTAAAACTAAATATAATATACTTTAATGCTTTTTCAAAAATATTATAACTTTAAAATATTTTTTATATTGCAAAAACAAAATACTTAATTTTATTGTTGGATAATCTGATGAATTGTCAGATAATATATAATATGGTTTTTAAAACTACGTCATATCATTTGTTGTACTAAGTCTGTAAAATATACTTTTACGGAATTATCCCAAACTAAGACTATTTACAAACGCTTGTTTGGTGTGCTTGGGGGATAGTTTACATTTACAAACATTTGTTCAAGTCAAATATTCCATACATGCCTTGTATTTCACTCTGAATCAATAAAATGATTCCGAACCGATGCTAAGATTTTCATACTCCCCTACTTTGAGGGTTTACGAAGTACATAGCCGAAAAACCAAAAGCTCTCCTATTAGGGTAATAATTAGCGATTTACCGAAGTTTGCCGAAAGCGCAAAATATGGCAGAATTTTAATGGTTATACATATCGTAAACACCGAATGTTTGGTAATTCATAGAAAAATATTTTCGATAACCCGAAGTACATATACCGATGACATTTATCTATTGGACTAAAATTTCAGCAATCAATTTTTAGAAAGTGTGTAAGTTTGGGAATTTTTATTTTGAAAGAAGTAAGGATTTTCAGAAATATATCTTTCATCATTGATCCGACTGTTGAAAACTGAGTGAAAATGAGGAAAGCCTATATGGCAATTTTTCACCGAAGATTTATTTGTCACTAATATTTTTGAAATGTATTTAGCAACATTTCTCTTGTGGTTAAAATTTTTTGTTATATAGGACTGACCTTCTCAACATAAACAATATTATATAATATGGTCTTATATTCTATATGGACATATATAATATTGTTTATTAAATATAAGACATGTCTTACTTATTATACATAGACATATTATTATATATAGGAGATGCAGTTTTTTGCAAATCGCCCAAGTTGCTAGATTTAAAACCAATACATAAAAACTCTTGACAATAGTTTTCTATTGTGTTATTATATTTACAAAATAAGAAGTTTAGATGCAACAGTGTAAAAGGAATGGAACAATGGATTTTATAAGAATACCTCGCAGTCTTATCTATGATAAGGAACTTGGCGATAAACGTATTGTTGTTTATTCTTCTATGCTATTTACATGTTGGGATTCTAAAAAATGCAATATTAATAAGTTAATTGATGATTGTTGCTATGCCAGAGGACGTGTACTAAATGGTGTAGAATATCAATTTAAAGAAATAATAAAATGCTTTAACGAAAAGAATTATATATCTATAGACAAAAAACCATCAGATAGTTTTTCTTTTCAGATTGAGTCCCCAAAAAATAGTTTTGGCGTTATTTATGAATTTGAGTATCGTAAAATATTGAATTATAGAATTATTGCAAAAAAGGACTCTAGGAGAATCAACCATGCACATCTGCTACTACTGCTTTCGTATATCAGATTGAATATGGACAAACAAATCGGGAAACCAGTTATGCACTTCTCTATGATTGGAATAATATCTAAAAATATTGGTATCTCTGTTCGTAGTATAGCGACCGCATTAAGGATATTGGAAGAATTATCAATAATCCATAGTGAAGAGTTACCACGCTATAAAGATAAGAATGGGAATTGGCACTCAAATGTTAGGATATTTATAAATATGGAACAATGTTCATTGATTGCGACTAATACAAATTACGACTGGCAGGAAGAAACTGTTCGAGCTATTAATGAGATTCTTCGTAGCCAGAGAGATTATATAGGAGGATAATATGAAAACTTGAAACCAAATGATTTACGCATCGTAAGCTTGACAGAAGGAAAGCCAGATGCAGATATGACAAATGAGCAATGGCAAGAATACTTTTCCATTATGAAACAAATGATACAACAAGGAAAGGCAAAACGAATGAAAACTTGTGCTGCTGGGATAACAGTTAATGGTTATTCGATTGACGTACAGTTAAATTACTGTGATGAAACTTCGTATGCACACTACTGCCAATTTATAAATGGTGTGTTGCGGACTATCCGAGGAAGCAGTTCAGAGCTACCATCGCATGACTATTGTTTTTGTATTTATCAGATTGCAGACCTATTGCGTTTTGAACACGACAAGTTAAATGCTATCTGGAGGCAAAAGGATAAATGCTTTGAAGTGTGGCTCGATGGGTAACATTTTTTATTTTGCCTTATAACCAATACAGAACAACAAAGAAAAGAGGATAATAATAATGGAACAGAAATCTTGTCAAAAATTTATTTATAAATTACATAGCACGCAACTTAGAGAATCTAAATGGGATTTGAAGTTACCATTAGACATTGCGCTCAGAGATTATTCAGATTGTGTTGTGTCATTGAGCGATAGCCAGCTTTTGCGGTTTATAGATGAATTAAATGGTGTTGTTGACGCAGATAAGCAAGCCAGGGATATCAAATCTGCTATTAAGGCTGAAAAGAAAAAGCCAAGGAATAGACAAACCAAAATTAAAATCAACTGTCTTTATCAGCAGTTGTATGAACTTCAATTTCAGAAAGATTATCTTTGCGTAATTATGGATAAAAACTCTGATTACGATAGAGCAAACAAAGGGTTCAAAGTCAATGGCATTCAATATCATCGTTTTCTTGGTACGAATGGTGGAATCAAACAGTCTACCATTGTGTATGTTAGTGAGCGTTTATATCCAGAATTGAAAAGGCGACTAGATAATGGAAGAAATATGGAAATGAAATTGGTTCCTGCAAAATTGGAGGCATACCAAGCTTTGATATGTTCTGGTTCCACTCCTATCCCTCAGCCTAATGGTGTCATTGTCGTGAATGATTGTATTACTCATTTTACAGAGGATGTAATTATGATTAACGATGAGAACGATGGTGAACCTATTTTAACAGTGGAGAAGGATTTTGAGATTGAACATAACGATTCAGATGGTTATGGAATGATGCTTCCATCATATGCAAGAAAAGTCAATCAGTATCTTACTGGAAAAGATGAAGTTATATCGGGCATGAATACCAGATGGGCTTGGAACAAAGGAATGGTGTATTCTTTCGATTATATTGAATTTGGCGAGAAGATTGCTGGCTCGTATGAGATTATTGATGCTTGGGGTGACAAACGAAATATTCGCGAATCAGAAGTAATACTTACTACTTCTATGCTTAAATTATGGGATAGTTATGAGAATTGGGAAGATTACTATGATAATTGTTTTAAAAACCATTATCAGTTTTCCACTACTAAAGTTACCCCAGATAAGTTAGAAAATGTTAGAAATACTAATTATCAGTTTTTGCAAAGTTATGATTTTACGGATGATGAATTACGCAGATTATGTGACCCGACAATCAAAGAATTAAAAGATGTTTTGGGAATGGATTATCGTAAAAGCCTTGTTTTTATGGCTGGGTATGGATTGGATGAGAACAATGCATTTAATGGCAACTTCGATTATTGTGCTAAGGCGTTAATGGTTGATGAACGGATGATAAATGATCCTTTTATTCGTAGACGCATATGGAATATGATTTCTAAAAGAATTGAGATGGCAAAACGTGGCGCAATTAAAGTGAATGCCAACTTTGCAATGATATCTGGCGACCCATACGCTTTATGTCAAAGTATGTTTGGAATGGAAATAACAGGATTACTTCATAAGGGTGAATTGTACCACAAGCATTGGATTGACAAAGGTTCCACAGAACTAGCGTGTTTTCGTGCGCCCATGACATGCAGCAACAACATCCGGAAAATGAAACTGGCAGATAGAGAGGAAACAAGACATTGGTATCAATATATTACTACTGCCGCAATTTTCAATGCTTGGGACACCGCTTGCGAAGCGATGAATGGAGCTGACAAAGATGGTGACACCAATATGGACACTGATAATGAGATTATCGTAAGAAAAACTCTTAACTCTCCCACTATCATGTGTGTACAGCGCAAAGCAGAGAAAAGGATTCCTTCAGAAGAAGATATTATACAGGCTAATAAACTGGCGTTTAATGATGACATTGGTACTGTTACGAATTATGTTACCAGTATGATTGAGCGACAAGCAGGGTTTGAAAAAGGAACGTCAGAATATGAGGAACTTGCCTATCGTATTATGTGTGGTCAGCTTTATCAACAAAATACCATAGACCGAGCTAAAGGGATTATAGCAAAGCCAATGCCGGATTATTGGTATAACTTACATAGATGTGTTGTAAAGGATAAGGATGATGAAGAAACAATAAAAGCAAAAAAGAAAAATATGGCACTTGTAGCAGCAAATAAACCATATTTTATGATGTATATTTATCCACAACTCAAGTCAAAAGCAAAAACTTATTTTAAAAATAATGATTATGGTGCAATTCTTAGATTTAAGAATTATGGTATCAAGTCAATAACCGAACTTATTGATTACGAACCAAAGACACCAGAAATGATTGCATATCTTGACAATTATTATAAATACATGCCTGTTGGAATGAATAATTGTGTTGTAAATAGAATATGTCATATATTTGAAAATGAGTTTGATGGTTATTTATCGAAAAAGTATGAACAGCCAGAATTTGATTATAGTATTATGAAGTCGAATGTAGGTTATTCTAAAAAAGTTTTTAGTGATGTTAAGGATATTTTTAATACTTACATAGAAGAAATGAATACTTATAAAAAAACAGCCAGGATGCAAAAAGACGATTCGGACTATGATATTGCAGAGAGATATCATAGATTTGCTGAAAAGTTTCGCACAGAATGTGAAAAAATTTGTAGTAATGAAGATGAGTTATGTGATATTGTTTTGGATTTATGTTATCAGACTTCCAAGACAAAACAATTTGCTTGGGATGTATGTGGGGATAAGATATTGGACAATCTTTTAAAAATGTCAAATCATACCATACATGTTCCTGTGCATGTTGAAACAAATGGGGATTTTGAATACTGTGGAGAACAGTTTGAAATGCGCGAGGTTATAATCGGAGGTAATGATGATGATTGTATTGAATGAGTTGGAATATGCCGAGGACTGTCTTAGACATAAACGCATGGACACAAAACCATATTTCACTTTGTCAATTTTAGCAAAATATTACTTTTACCATTTAGGATATAGTAAAGAACGGATTGTTGAAAGTTTAACATCATTTCTGTCTGACATATATCCCAAATATCAAAAGGCATATGCGTATTGGAATGATACTATTGAAAAAATGGCAAGCAATGTAGAAAAATATACTCTATATGAGATAGAAGGTGTCTGGATAACAGAAAATGAATTACATACCATTGAAAATATAGGAAACAAAGTATTAGAGCGATTGGCTTTTACTATGTTATGTTTGGCAAAACTGTCAATTCAAAGAAACCCAAAAAGTAACGGATGGATAAATGATGACGCTAAATTAATTTTTTCACTTGCTAGAATATCTGGAAGTGTTACTGATAGGTATATACGCATTAGTGATTTGTATGATTTAGGCTTGATAGAACTTTCTAAAAAAAATGATTTACTCAGTTATAAAGTTACATTTATTGACAATGAGAGCAAGAATGTTTTATTTATACATGATTTTCGTGAACTCGGATATGAGTATTTGAAATATAAAGGGCAGAACTTTATTCGTTGTGCTGAATGTGGGATTTTGGTTCGTGGTAATAAAGCTGGTACAAAACGCTTTTGTTCTAATTGTATTGCACATACTCCACGAAAAACAAAAAATATTGTATGTATTGATTGTGGAAGAGTATTTGAAGTAAATTCAAAAAATAATAATTCGTGTCGTTGCACAACTTGTCAGAAAAAAAGAAATAAGGAAAAAGCAAAAATCAGAAAAAGGAAACAGCGAAAAAAAGATAAAATAGTCGGCATCATATAGATAAATTAAAATTGATATATGATCAGGAGTGTATATGTAGGAGAATAAATGAAAAGACAGAAAATGAAATCAACAAATGAGTTTAAATCTGATTTGGCCATATTAAATCAAAGTGTGGACGTTATTGGTGAATATGTGTCATCAAGTGTTCCGATCTTAGTTAGATGCAAATTATGTAATAAGTTATTCAACAAAAAACCATCTGACTTAAAAAACGGTATGATGCATAACTGCACTAAGAAAAAATGGGTTACTCCTTTTTATACTAAGCAGCAGTCGGGCGCATTGTTAAAAAAAATACATAATGTTTACTGGAATAACAATGGTGTTGATATAATTTCATCTTTAGATTCAAATATGAAATTAAAGTGCAGATGCAGTATATGTGGAAATGAATGGGAGGATACATTGGATTCGCTATCCAAAAAATGTATATGCGACATATGCAATAAAACATATAGTAATTCAAAATTTCCAACCTACAGAAGTCATTTATATACACTATTGGCAAACAGTTATGGTATTAGAATGACACAAAAAAATGGCTCATTACTATACTGTCATTGTGATGTGTGTAGTGCAGATTTTAAAATAGAAGGATATATGAAACGACAAAAAATTGTGTGCCCAAATTGTAAAGTGCAAAAAAAGAGGGTTGTAAAAAATGGCATGACAAACATCCAAAGGAAGTGTGATAAAATGGAATACTGCTTTACTCGTAATGATTTTCAATGCGATGAATGTTTAATGAAAACTTCTAAATATTATTCTGTGGATGAAGTTTTTCACTTGATATCACAAAAAAATAGCAGCATTTCTATCATATCTGATAAACCAGTTTTAATAGATGCAAAAACTGAAATTGAATGCAGGTGCAACGTCTGTGATACTAAATATTTAACAAGACCTATTTATTTATTGAGTGGATTAGGGGGTTGTAGATCATGTTCAATGTCTAAAGGCGAAAGGGAGGTTAAATGTTATCTTGAAAATAGGCATATTGATTTTGTACAAAAAAAATCTTTTGATGATTTGGTTTATCATTCAAAATTAAGATTTGATTTCTATTTACCTAAGCAAAAGATTGCTATCGAATATGACGGATTGCAACATTTTAAGCCAGTTAATTTTTCTGGAAATAATAAAAATGATTATGTACAAGCATATGAAGAACAATTAAAAAGAGATAAATTAAAAGAATTATATTGCAAAAAAAAGAAGATATTATTAATACGCATTAAATATGATGAAGATGTTAAAGAAAAATTAGATGATATATTAGATTGTCACGGTAGCAAATAATAGTTCGGACAAAAAGGATACATATCATGCATTTTAAGACCTACTGAAAGTCCTCATAATTAGACTGTTTTTAAAAAGGATGGGATTTTTTAGAAAAAAATTTCTAATTTAGAATATTTCCTAATATAGAGGGAGATATAGCACAGGTTATATCTTCCACTCTATTCTTCATTTCTTTATCTTTCTCTTTTCTTTGTGTGTGACGTATCTGGCATGACATTAGTTGTCGTGCTAGGTGCGTATCTCAAGAACAAAGAGATTGAAGAAAAGGTTGCATGGTATAAATTCTGGCTAAGGGAATCATCCTTCTGTTCTTATATTATTTAAAGATTGGGTTGATTGTGATTTTCTAATATCCAGATTTACTATATATCCGGATATGTATACCTAGAAGCGAAGGTAATGAACTGTAAATAAGTTGATATTTTATCATATCTCAAGCGATAGTCAGCCATATCTGGCAGGAAAAATTAAAAGATACAATATTTAAAAACGATAAAACATACAAAGTAATACCATCAAATAAAGAAATATTTATTCGATTATAGGAGATTATTATGGAGAAAGCCGAAGGGATTTTTAATTACTGTCTTGAGGACAGATTTGAGATTGAAGATGATGAACAGAGAAGAATTTATATCAATTACGGAATTGATGAGAAAGTAATTGATACCGCAGTTTATAAAATATTGCGATATAACAGGATGGACAAGGATATTCCAAGGGAAGATAGAAAACCAATTATTATTTATATCAATTCATCTGGGGGAAGTGTAACTTGTGGATATGGTTTAATTGATGCTATTATGACAAGTAATACTCCTGTATATACAGCGAATTTAGCAGAATGTTATTCTATGGGTTTTTTGATTTTCTTAGCTGGCGAAAAACGTTTTGGTATGCCTAGTTCTACATATTTATGTCACGATGGAAGCTCTATGGCATGGGATTCAATAAGTAAGTTGAAAGACCGCATGGAGTTTGAAACAGGTCAAATGGAAAAACATACCAGAAAGTATGTATTATCTCGAACAACAATTTCTGATAAATTGTATGACGAGAAATATCGTACTGAATGGTATATGTACCCAGAAGAAGCGAAGCAAAATGGAATCGTTACACATATCGTAGGAAAAGATTGTGATATAAACGAAATACTTTAACTTTAATGGGATGGCTTTTAGCCATTCTATTATTTTATAAGAAACAAGAGGGCTGGCTAATGGAGAAAGATATACAACATAAATATGCCGATGAAAATGAAGAACAATTTTTATGGCGATTAGGACAGGCAAAAGATTCTGGAACACTTGATATGGATTGGAACGGTATAGCAGAAATTATCAATAAGGAATGTCGGGATGATATATCTGATTATAGAAGTGAAGCTGCATACAGAAAACCATACCAACAAGCAAAAAGATTTTATGAAGCAGGTGTTTTCAATGAATTAACTGGTGATACATATATACAAGATATTCACAATGCCAAACGTGAATTGGAACGCTTAAAAATACAGTTTCGTGATGAAAGAAATGCTTGGCAGAAACAAAATTATACAGACGCAAGAGTTGAAGATAAATTGAACAAATTAGAAACAAATTTACAAACTCTTGGGAAAATTAATTTTGAGATACATGATAATGTATCCATAAATTCTGATAATGACATTTTAGTGATATTAAGTGATTTGCATATAGGGCAATGTTTTTCGTCTGTGTTTGGTAAATACAATTCTGACATTGCAAAAAAAAGATTACACCAATTATTAATTGAAATTATCAATATTAAGAAATTATATAATTCTGAAAATTGTTATATTTCTCTTCAAGGCGACCTTATTAGTGGCAATATCCATAAATCAATACAGGTGTCAAACCGTGAAAACGTAATAGAACAAATTAAAGTTGCAGTAGAATTAATATCGTCTTTTTGCTATGAATTGACTAAGTATTTTCAAAAAGTATTTATGTCAAGTGTTAGTGGAAATCATTCACGAATTGACAGAAAAGATGATGCAATACATGACGAAAGAATGGATGATATTGTTAGTTGGGCTGTTGATTTGTCTTTAAATCATATTGATAATTTCCATGTGTTAAAAAGAAATATTGACAATGGTATAGCTGATATCCTTATTCGTGGCAAAACATATATAGCAGTACATGGCGATTATGATAATTTCACAAAATCTGGTGTATCAAATCTATGTATGAGTCTTGGTTTTTTACCGTATGCAGTTACTTTTGGGCATTTACATGTATGTTCAATAGATGAGGTTAATGGTGTAAAAATGATTCGTGGTGGTTCGTTGGCAGGATGTGGTGATTCATATACTATTGAAAAGCGTTTAACTGGAAAACCAAGCCAAATGATTTGTGTGTGTAATGACAAAGGGGTAAGGGCTTATTATCCGATTGAATTGAATTGAGGTATATTATATGAATGTAGAATTATATTGTTGCTACTCTCTTCCACTAAGAAATTTTCTTAACAAAAACGGGATGAGATACAAAATAGCAGCATTAAATCCAAATAGCAAAAAATTGTTTTGGGTTTATGTGAAAAATAACAAATTAGATAAATTATTGCGTATATGGACTAATCAACATTAATCCTATTTTTATGTAAAAATATATGGAGGTATTACACATGGGAAAAACTTATACAATCTATATGCACAAGAATAAAATAAATAGCAAAGTATATATAGGACAAACATGTACCACATTAAAATGTAGATTTGGCAAAAATGGCATTTATTATATTGGATGTCCTGCATTTTATCGTGCAATACAAAAATATGGTTGGAATAATTTTGAACATATTGTTTTAGAAGAAAATATATCAGACTTAGAAATGGCAAATAACCGAGAAAAGTATTACATATCCTTGTATAATTCAACAGAAGGAAAATATGGCTATAATATTCAAGCGGGTGGGAACGAACAAACTTTATTATCAAAAAACGTTTATCAGTATTCTTTAAATGGAGAATATATAAAATCATACAATTCAATAGCGGATGCAACAAGAGATAATAACTTGTGCGAAGGAAAAATATCAGATTGTTGTAACGGGAAAAGGAAAAGTACTGGTGGATATATGTGGTCTTATTTCAAACATCATTGTATGACAGAATATACTTGTGATACAAATTCTCGTACAGTTCATAAATATGCGTTGTCTGGGAAATACATAAAAACATACGAGCATCTTTCTGATGCTGTAAAAGAAATGAATTTAATAAATGGCGGTCATATTTCAAGTTGTTGCAATGGTAATAGACAAACTGCATATGGTTTTATGTGGAGATATGAAAAATATAGCAAAATCCAACCAATAAAAAACCGGCACAACCAAGGAATAAAAGTAATCCAATTTAGCAAAGACAAAAGTATGGTTTTAAATGTGTTTGAAAATTTGATTGATGCTGCTCAACAGTTTGGAGATAAAAGTAAAAACGCTTATATGTCAATAAACAATTGTTTAAATAAAAAATCTAAAAGTGCTTATGGTTATTATTGGGAATATGCAATATAAAACCAAAAAAGGAAAGGAATGATTAAATAAATGGGAAGAAACGAAATTGTAACAAATATATCTCAAAAAACAGGAATTTTAAAAGCTGATTGTGAAAAGGTAATCGAAGCATTTTCTGAATCAGTCACAGAATCTTTGGTTAATGGAGATAAGGTTATCTTAAAAGGTTTTATGAGCATGGAAGTTACAGAACGTCCAGAGCGTAGTGGTAGGAATCCGAAAACAGGAGAAATCACTACATTTCCGGCGGTCAAATCGGTTAAATGTAAGGTTGCAAAAGCAATCAAAGATGCAGTTAATGAAAAATAGGAGTAATGTATGGATAAAATAGTTTTTAATGATTATAGAAGTCTTGCTTGTAAAATGATAGAAACAGCTGAGTCTGGTGATGTTGCATATGCAGTATGCTTTTTCGAGGATGCGGTTGGTTTATTAAAAGAACTTATGAGTTTAGACGAGGTAAGTGTCGGTGGTATTGAAATCGCTGACCAGGAATACAACGGTTATGCGAAGGAATATTACATATCTATTGACGGTGATTATATTGTAGATGTTCAACCAGCATGGCACGATACAAATGAATATAGTGATGCAGGATATTACGGTTTTGCAGCGGCAAATGTATATATTGTTGGTAATGCTAATTCTGCAATTCTTAAAGTAATTGACGAAGCAACATGCTATGAAATTGAGTTTGATATCTCTGATGAAGGTATTGATTTTATTGACAAGTTTTTTAGCAATGCCAAGATTGTGTCAAATGAAGATGGTGAACCCATTGGAGTTGGTGTTGATATTATGTCGTTAATTCTTGATTTACTTGTTGGAGAGTAACACTACTCTCCCACTATTCTTCTATAGCTCAGTTGGCAGAGCGGCGGTCTGTTAAACCGTAGATCACAGGTTCGAGTCCTGTTGGAAGAGTTTTTTCTGGATATAGTTCAGTTTGGTCACAACGCTGCATTTGGGATGCAGAGGTCGTAGGTTCAAATCCTACTATCCAGACTTTACAGCTGGCGGTAGGTCGGATATCTAACTTAGCCCCATAAGCTAGGTGAACCAGGTTCGACTCCTGGGCGTAGCAATTTTTAAGGTGCTGTGGTCAAGTGGTTAAGACACCGCCCTTTCAAGGCGGTAGTGATGGGTTCGATTCCCACCAGCACTATTTACAATTTCAAAACAGAAAGATGGTGGTATCGTGAAAGATAATGTAACTATCAATTATAGTGAATATGGCAGTAATCCAATAGCACAGGAAATTGAGTTTGAACTAATTAAAGACATTATTTTAAAGCTAAAATATGAGGAAAATGACAAAACAATTATTATTTCCATGGCAGATACAATTACAGCAAATACAGAACTTGAGGGTAAATTAAATTATGAAAAAATAAATGTTTTGATTAAGGTTTTGTCACAGTTAAGAAATCAAATTAAGGAAAGGTTGAAATAATTATGGATTTATGTATAAAGCATGATATTGAAAACAATGTATTTTCTACAGTTATTACCATTGCAGGATTAGGAACAGAAACGTTTACAGAAGATGAAGAAAAAGAAATTTTAAAAAATTTCCCTTCAAAAATTGTATATAGGAATCTAAACTTTACAAAAAACATTGTTATCAATGGATCTGTTCCAGAAATAACAGATGATGAAATTAGTGATTCTATAGTTTCTGTCACTCTTCCACCATTATCTAATAAAGAAATTTTGTTGGATGAAGATTTCAAAGCAGAATATAAAATTGATGTTAAGAAAATTTCCAATAGCGCAGTTGATGCAAATGTATTAACAACAAAAGAATTAGTTGCACACGCATATTGTACAGTCTATGACAATGTTATTTGTGATGCCATTTCAGAAATCATGGAAAATATTCGTTCAAAAACACCCGCATTTGAAGGCGAAAATATTGTGAATGTGTAAATCTTATCTGAGTTATTGCCTGGTAAGACATATAACAATTTATTTATAAGGATAGGAACTATCCGAAATTAAGCCTGTGGAGATAAAGATTACGAAGCCAGTGAAACAGGAATCTCATCACTTTAGTGATGGGAGGTTAAAATAAGAAAAGAGGTAGCTTATGCCTAAAAGTAATTCAAATAATAGCGCAAATAGGTATACTTGCTGCCATTGCAATGAGACTTTGCCGCTAAGAAATTTTTATAAGAGTAATAGCGATTTTTATTTTGGCATACAGCATTTGCCTATATGCAAAACTTGTTTAAGCAAATTGTTTAATTTGTATTCGTTACAATATCAAACTAAAAAGAAAGCCATGCAAAGAATATGTATGACTTATGATATTTATTATGATAATACTTCATTTGAAGCATGTGAAAATGATAATGATGATGTAATTGTCGGTAATTATATCAAAAAACTAAATTTGTCGCAGCATAAAGGAAAAACTTTTAACGATTCTATTGAAGAAGGTTTTTCTTTCGGAGATATAAAAGCTGTAGAAAATGTATCAAATTGTGATAATAATCCTGACCCACCGCCTGATCCTAAATTAGTTGCAAAATGGGGTATTGGATTTTCTCCTTCTGATTATCAAGAATTAGAAGCGCATTATAGAATGCTCAAAAAAAATAATCCAAATTCTAATAATAATCAAGAAATCTTTATCATTTCTTTGTGTCATTTATATTCTTTAATGATGAAATCCTTAAAACATAATGACCTTGATGGTTATGCAAAAGCAAATGAACAATATAGCAGGACATTTACAAAGGCGGGTTTTAAAACTGCACAAGATATTGACATGGGCAGTGACGATTGTTGGGGAGAATGGGTTCGTAGAATTGAAGAATATACTCCGGCAGAATATTACAAGAACAAAGAATTGTTTAAGGATTTTGATAATGTTGGAGAATATTTTAAACGTTTTGTTTTACGTCCGTTGCGCAACTTAATGCATGGTACTGTTGATAGAGATTACGAGTATTGTGTTAAGGATGGTGATGAAGATGAGTATTCAGAGCCAAACTAAGTTTTACAAGAGTCGCTATGCAGATGATAAACAAAAGGATGTACATAACAAATTACCTGGGAATCATTTCTTAAATAATGAAAGAAATATGGATAATTTTCTCTTGTGGAATACTTTCTTTAGAAGGAATTTACATAGGGTTGCTACAGATTATCTAGGTTTGAAATTACATTTATACCAAATTTTGATACTATACCTAATGGGTATAAGTAGATTTATTGCGATTATTGCAAGTCGTTCTGCTGCAAAATCGTTTATCATAGCAATATATGCATGTTGTATCTGCATTGTAAAACCTGGTTCAAAGGTTGTACTTTCGAGTGCTACAAAAGGCCAATCCAAACTAATTATATCAGAAAAGATCAGAAATGAGTTGATGGCAAAATCGTCCATGCTCAGAAAAGAAATTAAAAACATAAAGGATAATCAAAATGAGGTAATTGTATTTTTCAGGAATACTAGCACGATCACTGTAGTACCTGCGAGTGAAAATGGACGTGGTTATCGTTCAACATGTATTATTCGAGAAGAGTTCCGCCAAATTGATAAACACATCGAAGATAGCGTACTTGCACCATTCCAAATCATTCGTAACCCACCATATATGATGGATATATTTTACGGACAGCAAAAAGAATTACAAGAGGAAAGTGTTGATGTTTATATAAGTTCAAGTTGGTTAGACAATGGACATTGGATGTGGAAAATCGTTGACCAGGCATATGATGGTATGATTAAGGGCGATGAAATGTGTTTGCTTGCATTCGATGAAAGTATAACTCTTAAACATAATATAAAGTCAATGACATACATGCGCAATGAGAAAAAGAAACAAGACCCATTGACATGGAGAATTGAGTTTCTTAATGAACGTGTAAAAGAAGATTCAAGTGCATATTTTACATATAGTATGTTACAAAAGAACCAGAGGGCTAAAAAGGCGTTCTACCCTCGTAAAAATATAGATGCACGTTTCAATAAGAAAAACATTTATGATATTGCACGTCAATCCGGTGAAGTCCGAATTGTTAGCTGTGATATGGCTTTCATTGAAAATAAAAGAAATGACAACTCTATTTTCTCATGTATGAGATTATTGCCGGAATTTACTAATTTTACAAGAAACGATTTAAGTACCGTAAATGTTAGTAATGGATATAGACGAATTGTTTCCTATATTGAATCAATTCAAGGTGGAGATACAACAAAGCAAGCTTTAAGGATAAGACAATTATTTGAGGATTTTCATGCTGATTATATCGTATTGGATATGAGAAATGCTGGTATTGCAATATACGATATGCTTGCAAAAGTTATGTATGATGACGAAAGAGATTGTGAGTATTCCCCATTATCATGTATGAATGATGAAAAAATTGCAAACAGAGTTTTAGCTGAAGGTGCAGAAAAATGTATATTTGTTGTTAATGCTTCTCCAAAATTAAACAGTGATATCGCTCAAGACTTTTGGCGTGTATTAAATGAGGGAAGAATTGATTTGTTGGTAAATTTCGACCAAGCAAGTGAAGAAATATTACCTCATATCACAGATTATGTGAATGCGCCAGATGCAGATACCCAACTTTTCTATGAATTACCATTCTTAGAAACCCAAGCACTTATTAGTGAAACAACGGGTTTGGTTCATGAGAAAAATCCCCAGACAGGAGTTATTATAATTAAAGAACGTGGTTCTAACAAAAAAGATAGGTATACCAGTGTCAGCTATGGAAGTTATTTTGCTGGTTTATTAGAACAGGATTTATTATCTGATAAAGATGAATATGAATACACAGTGTTGGTAAATTAAGGAGGACAAGAAATGTCAGAAAATTATTCTGCTACTTCCCCTACTAAACATCCGAGAAGTCGTTCTCCTAAAAACCAAGTAGGCAAGGGAAATAACAAGCAGCAAACGAAAACAAATGAATTTTGTTCCTATAATAGTTTTTCTACTCTATCCACTTATTATTTTGGATTGAATATTTTTGACTATTATACGCAGGAACAATTAGAATCACTTGTAAAAGACCCTATTGGTAACAATGAGATTTTAAGAAAAATATCATTGATGTTATATAGTGCAAATGGTGTTTATACAAATACAGTAGACTATATGACAGCAATGCCAACATTGGATAAAGTGGTTGTTACTCATGGAAAAAGTGTGCGCAAAAAGAGGACAAATAAGGAAAAGATGATTTCTACTTTGTATACTATAAAGCATAAAGAAATTGTTCGAGATGCTTTGTTCAAAGGTATGATTGAGGGAATTGCTTTTTATTATTTTGAAACAACAGTTCGTTCGCTTTCAAATCAGAAAAATTTAACAGATTATGATGTTGAAAGCATTGTTGAAATAAATGAACTTGGAATCAATGCCAGTGTCATTGCTCTTCCAGTTGATTATACAAGGATAGTTGGTATTAAAAATTCATCATATGTAATCGCATTCAATTTAAATTATTTTGATGATTGCACAGGGGAAAGCCTAGATAAGAAGTTGCGGAAATATCCAAAAGAAATTCGTGACGCTTATCATAAAAGGGATAAAACCGATGGCAATAATGGAAATTGGGTTGTGTTAGATAATACCAAAACAATCGTTCACAAGATAAGAAGTAAGCGAGATGAAAAATGGGGCAGACCATTAGTCCTTGCTGCTATCAGTGATATTCTATATGGTGATTATTTTGTAGATACTAAGCGTAATATTTTAGATGAAATCAACAACAAAATCATCTATCAAACATTTCCAGAAGGCAAAGAAAAAGGCACTTCCGCCCTAACAAAAAATCAGCAACGAGACCAACATGATAAAGTGAAAACTGCCGTTATAAACAAAAATAATCGTGGTGGCATATCATTTTTCTCTGTTGCAGCAGGAACAAAAATCAATAGTATTGACCCTGCTAATACAGATATTTTTGATGATAAATATGAGTCAAATCTTGACGATAAGATTGCATTGGATATGGGTGTTGCTGCCAGTCTTTTAAATGGTACTGGTTCTGGAAATTACTCTTCTCAAGAAAACAATCTGGATTTATTGAGTTCTCAATTATTTCAATGGATTGAACAAATAGAAAGTGAATTAAACAAGTGTATTTCTGCAAATATCATTAAAGACCAAAAAAATTGGGTCGAATGCAAATACCTTCCAATTACTAATGTCAATAAGACAAAGATGGTTGGATATGCAAAAGATTTGTATTTGCAGGGAAAAGGCAGTTTATCCCTTTGGGCTAGTGCATGTGGTATTTCTCCGGAAGTATTTTTTGCATTGCTCGACCAGGAACTTGAAGACGATGTTGAAAATAAATATCCAGTACATCAAACTTCATTTACTTTATCTTCTGATTCAAATGATGATAAAGGTGGCAGACCAGAAACGGATTCGCCAACTCAGTCTACGATTGTTACGAGAAATAGCAATGCAAATGACATTCCAAGCCCTAGTGATAATGAGTAATGGAAAGAGGTATATATGAAGATAAAGTTTGATAAAGAGTATGGAACTCAATGGATAGATGAGGTTGAGTTTCTAAAATCTGTTGGGATTGATTATACATTTGTAAAAAAGAAAAATGGGTTATCTACATATAAGTTTACAAAGAATAGTGGGTTGTTCAAACAACTCGCTATTTTTTATGAAAATAAATAATGTTTTTTTGATTGAATTGGAGTGATTGAAATGGCAAAAAGGAAAACGCAAGAAGAATTTGAACAAGAAGTTTTTTCTTCTGTTGGAGATGAATATAAAGTCATAGGAAATTATATTGGAACACACAATAAAATTAAAATGATACATGTGAATTGTGGACATATTTTTGATGCATGTCCTCACAATTTTCTTTCAAGAGGTTCACGATGCCCTTATTGTTTTGGGACGATTAAATTGTCAAATAAAGATTTTTTATATAAACTACATGATGCACAAGGTAAAAATGTAACTCCACTAGAAAATATAAAAAATACTTCCACTTCTATTCGATGTAAATGCAATAAATGTGGTACTATCTGGAATGCAATGCCATTAAATTTATTAAAAGGAAGCGTATGTCCTACATGTGCAATTGATATAATAAAATCCAAAACAAGAAAAAGTAATGGGTCGTTTATAAATGAGTTACATAATGTACATGGTTCGAATATAAAACCTATTGATAAATATATAAATTCAACTACTAAAATAAGGTTTAAATGCAGTAAATGCAGTACTATATGGACAAGTACACCAAAACATATTTTAATGGGCAGAGGATGTCCCCATTGTAAAATATCTAAAGGAGAACGTGCCATATCAAACTTTTTGGTAAAGAAAAATATAACTTTTGAATCACAAAAAAGTTTCATTGATTTACATGGCATCAATAATGGTCTATTGTCTTATGATTTTTACTTGCCAGATTATAATACACTTATTGAATATCAAGGAAACTTTCATGATGGCACTTCAAAATTATCTACAGATAAAGGGTTTGAAATCCAAAAAAGACACGATGAGTTAAAGAAAAATTATGCTAGAAATAACAAAATAGATTTAATTGAAATTTGGTATTGGGATTATGAAAATATAAATTCAATATTGTCTCATAAACTTAATATCTCATTAAGCGAAGCTTCATAGGCTTCGTTTTTTATATATCTAAAAGGGTGGTGATAAGTAGTGAAACCTTATGAGTTATCAACACTTAATACTAAAAATGGGTATCGAAATTGTAAAATGATACTTTGTGAAGTATATCCTGATTCTTCTATTGATAAAACCAACGAAGTTGGTACTTTATATAACCGAAATGGAATTAGTTTCATTAAATCATATGTTGAAAAAGCAATGCCATCATTGATAGGAAAGAGTGTAAGATGTGCATTTTTAGATGATGACAGGACTGAACTATGTGGACATGGAGATACAGGTATTGAAGATGGAATACCCATATTTGAAGATGCGAGTGTCATAGGACACTTCATAAAAGTTTATATTTCCGAAGTTATTGAGAATGATGAATCTCATTTATATTTGATTGGAGAAGCAGAATTAGATGGTCAGTGTTATCATAATTTTATTTCAAAATTAGAAGAAAATATTGCAAATGATACGCCGCCTAAAGGAAGTGTCGAAATAATGAGAACATCTGATAATGAAGGAATTATTTATAAATATGGCTATAAAGCAGTTGGAAGAATACCAGAGGTATTCGATTTTTCGGGATATGCACTATTAGGTATTTTGGAATCTGACCCTGCTGCAAAGGCTATCGAACTAAATAGCAAGGAGGACAAGAAAATTATGGATGAAGCTCAAGTAAAGGCTCTTGTCGGCGAGGTTGTTCAGACAACTATGAATGTTACAGCTGAAATGAATAAATGCAAAGAGGAATGTGCTACACAGGTAGCCGCTGCTTCCGAAGCTGTTGCTGACAAAGATAAGAAAATTGATGAGCTGAATGATCAGATTGATAAATTGAAAGCTGAGTTGGAGGCTTGTAATGGAGAAAAAAGTGAGTTAAATTCTGCAAACGAAGCATTACAGTCAGAAGTTAATTCTCTTAAAGATACCGTTGCTGAGTCTGAGAAGAAAGAAAAGATTGGTGAGTTAAACGCTGCCATTGCTTATTTTACAGACGAAGAAAAAGAGTATGCCAAAGCTGAAATTGAAGCGTTCAATGCAGACCCTATTGCATCAGAGGTTAATTCCGTTGTTGCAAAAATATGGGAAGGTGTTGGCAAGAAAGCAAAGGCAGATGCCGAAGCCGCTGCCGCTGTTGCCGCTGAACAGAATGCTTCTAAAGCAAATTTAGATGATATCTTTTCAGAGGTTGGTGGCAAGACTACTGACACAGAAGATATGAATATTTTCTAATTAGAGAAAGGAAGGTTAATACAATGATTAAAGTTGAAACAACCGGTATGTATGATGTTGCCAAAAATAACCCTACTCTGGTTTCAGATAAAGAAGTCGCAAATCACAGTTTTATTACTGTAGACAACATCCTTTATTTGATTGACAACACTGTTGTTGGCGATGACGCATATAGAGAAGGTATTGTATTCCCTGCTGGGGAGAAACTGAATGGCTACGTTGTTAAAGCATGGGAAGGCCAGAAACTTGTTGTTGATGGTAAACATGTCGAGGGTGGCATCGCATCTTTAAATGATGGTGATATTCTGGTGGCAAAAGATGGTAAGTTAGCACCTGGTGAAGCTGGCGGAACTTACTTCATTGTTTCCGGAAAAGCGACTCTGACAGAAGCGGCTATTAAAGTAACTATTGCCGTTACTGCATAAGCATGAGCAGCAAATGAAAGGAAGGTTATTATAAATGAATACTACATATGAATTAAACAATCTGCGTAAGGATTCTGACGCATTTAGCGGCAAATTCACGAAGCAGTCTCCTGTTTCCGAAGTATTCTCTGCTATGGTAAAAGGTGAGGAACTTTCTCGCTTCGGTGCAAAGGCCGATAAAGCTGTGAATTATATCAAAGATTTGGGTGTTCGTGCCGACAATGGCGACCCTGTTGCAGTTGCAGAATTGAACACATTAAGACGTTTTGTTATTGAAACGCCTGTTATGCAGGAAATCAAGCTGTTAAGTATCTTTGGTACTTACACTCCGGTAGGTTACGATGAAACCATTGAGCGTGAAGTATATATTCACTCTGGCGAGCGTTCTCGCGAACAGGCTGCAAATGGTGATGTTGTATTTCCTGTAACAACAAAAGAAACATATCCAGTAACGACATTTACCGTATCTGGTGGTTATGCTGTAGATTACAGACGTGTTGCATTAGGGGATATGTCCAAGGAAAATGAAGGTCTTAACCAGGTTAAGATTGATATTCGGAATCGTGCTGTTCTGGCTATCGTAAGTCGTGTTTACAAGGCTTTACAGGATGCAACTGGCGTTAAGTACATGATTGAGGAAGCTGGTCTTACAAAGACAGCTGTTGATGATGTTCTTACAAAGATTAGACGCTGGGGTAAACCTACTGTAGTTGCTGATTACGCTATCATTTCTCAGTTCACACCTTGGGCTGGTTATGTTGGCCAGATTAACTCTAACACAATTACAGGTATCTCAGAAGCTGTTATGAATCAGCTGGCAGCTAATGGTGCGCTTTCTCAGTACAACGGTGCTATCTTGTCTGAAATGCCAAATCCATATGACTTGTACAATTTAACAGACGATGGTAAGGATTTCAAGACATTGCTTCCTGCTGGGTTAGGCTTTATCATTCCTGCTGGCGCACAGTCACCAATCGCAACATACACTCGTGGCGGTCTTACTTCTTTTACTGGAAATAACGTTAAGAACGGAAAGATTGAAACCCGTTTCGACCTTGAAGTTGGCTGTGATGTTGCTAAGAAACAGGAGTACAAGATTGGTACTATTTTTGACACTAATGTGGGTGGTCTGAGCGAGTAATCGTTAAATTAAACTATTATAGAGCGTGGCTTATGCTACGCTCTTTAATATTAAGGAGAGTGTATTATGGAAACAAACGAAAATTTCTATTGCTATTCCTTACGACTATTCCACTATCTTTCAGCATTTAATGAAAAATGTTATACATCGAGAGTTAATTCATTGAGTCATAAGCGTTATTGGGTGTTTAAGAAGTCCAAACGATTGGATGAGATTATTCAATCTTATAACGAAGTAAAACATAAATTTTAATTGAAATCTAATTTAAAAATAGTTGAAATGAGGTATTGAAATATGGCAGAAACAACCGAAAAGAAAACGACAAATAGGGGAAGGTCAAAAAACACTGCATCTGCTACTAAGAATGCCGCCCCAGTTATACAAGAAAATATACAGCCAGAAGAGTTAAATCTTGAAACAAAGGTCACTGTTAAAAGTATTGCTGACTGGACTGTTGGATTTGCTCGTAGAGCTGATGGTTATGGAGATATTACTATTGCTCCAAAAGGAAGTGTAAGACTTTCAAGAAATGAAATAATTACGCAAGTACAAAATGGAAATAAATTGTTTTCTGGAACAGATGGATTAGGAAGTCATGCAACACTTATTATCGAAGATACTCCGACAAGAATTGAAGTCGGATTCGAGGGTGAAAATTTTCGGCAAAAGGTATTTTCCGATGAACTTGTTGATGAATTATTTCACATTGAATCAACAGAAAAATTTGAGATGAAGTTCAAAGAAAGTATTCGCACAAGGGCTGAAAAATATGCTGTAATTGATGCAATTAAGCGGCTACAGATTAACGATTATTCTAAAATTCGTTTTGTTGAAAATTATACAGGCTACAGATTATAAAAAATACTGAAAGGCGGTGTTAGATATGAATACACAAGCCAGAGAAGTATTTAATAGCTTTGAGTCATCATTCCAGGATAAAAAAATTATTCCGGATGATTTAGAACTAATTTGGTTGTTGAAAGCTATCGGAAGATACTCTATCGAATTGGATAGATTAAATTTCGACAAAGATACAATGGAATTCGATTGTGAATTAGACAGATATACGATTGATACTTTGGGTGCTTTTATGAAACAATCATACCAAGAACGAGAGGTTTCCAAGGTAAACAAACGTGTTTCTATTGTTGGTAAAGATATCAGCATTGACGGAAATAATGGTTCAAAGACAGCTGCAAAGAGTGAGTTGGAATACGATGATAGCAAATCTGCTGAAATGATTAACAACCAACTGCCGACAGCATATGTTTAAGGTGGTGGTACATTATGGCACAAGAATGGTACTTACTCAACTCACCACACAGCCAGTTAAGCGGTTACGAAGATGAATGCATGAATGATTTTGGTATTGAGGGTTTTCTGGAGGCTCTTGAAACAGATATAGCAACGGATGTTGAATTGTGTAACTATGATTTATCCGAAAGGACGCTAATTCGTGCTATTATCCAGAATAGGACAAGCGATACTAAATTGCAATCATTATCTCGTAAAATGCTCGTGCCGATAGGAACATGTAAAGCTGGTATGTATGTAAAATATAAGGAAAAATACTGGCTCATAACAGGATTGGTTGATGATAATGCAGTAATGTATGAAAAGGCTGTATTAGCATTATGTAATTGGCATTTAACATGGTTAAATTGCGATGGAAAAGTTGTTCAAAGATGGGCTAATGTTGTTTCTGCTTCCCAATATAATAATGGTGAAACAGGTATGCAATTTTATTTCGTCAGGAGTGACCAGTTATTAGTATCATTGTCAGATGATGATGAAAGTTTACTAATACCAGATAGATGTCGTTTTGTAATTGATAAGCGTTGTAGTATATATGAAAAACAGTTTGATGACACTGTTGTAAAGGAAACAAATAAACCTTTAGCAACATATCAGCTGACAAGAAGTGATACTGTTTTATATAATTACGGTAGCAGCGGTCACATGGAATTTATTGCAACACAAGATGAGAAACATGAGGACGATGGATATTATGTCATGGATGGAAAAGGCTATTGGTTATGTGAAGCCCCAACAAAAAATGTTGATAAAAAGCAGATTTTATCATCTTCTATTATTTACGACTCCACTGATATATATAATGGTATTGAACCAGGCGTATTTGTAGCTGAGTTCCTTGATGCAAATGGTAATGTTGCAAACATAACTCCTACTTGGACAGTTCATTGTAATTTTGCTGATAAACTCAATATTACTGAACAAGACAATTCTGTTATTATTTCTGTTAATGATTCCAAATTAGTCAATAAATCATTTGAGCTACTTTTAGATGGAGATGGCTATACAACCACTTCTATCACTGTCACAATTAAATCATTCTTATAGGAGGTAGATTATGGCTCGTAAGAAAAAAACAGAAGAACGTGGATTGTTTAAACGTGAGATACATGCTGCCTTATATAAGAATGAAAAAATTCGCAAATTATTGTTAGGTGATACGAAAGGAAAAAAAGCTGTTGAAATAATGGCTGATTTTAAAAAGCATGTCAAATCACATTTATTTATAGAAGATACAGTTACAGACGCAGATATGTTCATATTTTATGATGTAACAATGCCAGACCTGCGTTCTAACATTAAAGACTGTAAAGTTACCATGTATCTAATTTGTCACAGAGATATTTTAGATGATGGATATACAATGGAGGACTATGTTGGAGATAGAGTTGATATTCTATCACAGTTGGTAGAAGAAACTTTATTAGATAAGTCTGTCGTAAACAATTTTGGTATTGGAGAATTGACATTAGACAGCATATATGTCTACAATGCCACAAGGTTTTATGGGTGCATTATGAATTTTGTTGTACCCAATTTTAGATAATGACACTAGATTATGGTTCATTATTAAGTCCGGAACCAATACAGCTGTCGATTGGAACTATCCGGCATCCTATCTTGAGAGAAATCAGCAAAATTACTTTCTCTAAATTTGGTATCTATCAGTATTTCTTAAAATTATCCCCGGAAGAGTATTATACAAAAATAAACAAGACTCATGAAGAGTATTGGGACAATCTTTCTGGTGATGAACAAGAAAAAATTTCGCTGTACGATATTGTGCTTATTGATGAAAACCTTTGCAATACATATCTTGAAATTTTTAATTTCTTTTTTGTTGAAAAGGTAATATTTAGGGAAGATTTTTTTGTTTTGCTAAATGTAGATAAACAAACTACTGATTCTGAAATAGAAGTCACTGAAGATATTTTGCGTGGCGTTGTCACTAAAGAAACGTTTAATGATGTATTAGATTTAATGCAGCAGGTATGTTTCTTAAAAGAAGATGAGTTGGAAGATGAGTCCAATCAAAAATTCAAAAACGAAAAGGCACGCAAATTGTGGCAAAGAATGAAAGAGGCCAAGAAAAAGCAAAAGGAAACATCAGAGCATAGTGCCGATATGTCTTTGCCAAATATTATATCATCTGTCGCAGCAAAGAGCTTAAGTCTCAATATATATAATATCTGGGATATTACATTGTTTCAGCTATATGACCAATTTAATAGGCTGCAAACTAATGACGCACATTCTATAAACAGCATTCGTGTTGCAACATGGGGTGATGAAAAGAAAACATTTGATTATGCTTTATGGTATAAAAACATGTTTGATAAAAGAAATTAATAATCCAGTTATGGATGTTTAAAATTAAGGAGGAAGCAATTATGCCAGAATTAAATAAAGCAAATAGACAGGTATGCGATGTTGACATCCGTATCTTAAAGACAAAGGAGCCATTCCTTTTCCTTGACACTGCAAACACTACTACGGTAGGTTTGACAGGCGATGCCGTTTACGCGACAAAGAAAGGCGTAAAAGCCATTGCATTTCATAACCCTATTGAAGGAACTATGACTATTGAGGCACAGGTTGTGCCATTTAAGTTTTATACGCTGCTATCTGACGGTGTAGTAGAAACTACAGGGATTAAAGCTATGAAAACTACCGTTAAGGCCACTGACGCAGGGAAAATCACACTGCCAACAATTTCAAATGGCTCATATAAGGCCGGCACTGTTTTCGTATATAAGGAAAATGAGTTTGGCAATGATGCCATTGATGGCACATTCACCTTAGCAGATGGTTATGTTGTTGCAGACACATATGTTTCAGGAACGACATATTACACGGAATCCAGTGGAACTTATACTGAGGCTACAGGAATTTCTGGGTTTACCGCAGGCACTACATACTATACTAAAGTGCCAGATGCTTCTGGTATATTCACAGCCACAACAGCTGGCGATATCGTTGTAGGTTCTGAGTATGAAGTTGGTTACATTGTATCAAAGACCTCTGGTGTTAAGAGGGTGTCATTTAACAACAAGAGAACTCCGCAGGACTACTATATTACAATGTCCACTGTGGATAAGGATGAGGAAGGTGTCCTAACTCCGTTCTTCATTATTGCTTACAAGGCATCCATTCAAAGGGATTTCGAGCTGTCGTTCAGTTCTGAAGGCGATCCAGCTACATTTAGTCTGACGTTAATTAAGAATATAGCGTCCGTATACAGTGATGTGTATGATAAAAAATCTATCGAATTGCTAGAAACTCCTAAAGCAGCTTAAACTACAACGTAATGATGAAATAAGCATAAGCGTGAATGTTGCGAAAGCAGAAAAAATTAAGCTGATAGCATATGGTTAAATCCTAAATGCCAATTTTAATGGAAAATTAGCAGCGAAGCCCCGAACAGGGGAACGTTCAACGACTATCCCGGAAGGGAGTAGGGACAAGCGTTCCGAAGTGGTAGACATCCGATAACGGATGAAGATATAGTCTGCTCTTCGATGAAAGTCGGAGAAAGAACAATATATTACATGGTTCTATGGAATGAGTAGCTAACATTTCATAACATAAGGTTGACTTAATGGAGGATAAAAACGGTAATGTATTAGATATGCTTGAAGACACAGATAATGTTGAGTAATTATTATAAAGAGAGATGCAGATAATCTGCACTCTCTTTTTTATTAAATATGGGAAAAATATATGGAAAATTCAAATATCAAGTAGGAGAAGTAATAAATACATACAATAGAAATCTTAGAATAATTGAAGCGAAATATGTGCCAAAAGAATGTACAAAAAATGGTAAAAAGTATACAAACAATCAGAAAATGTATAAATATAAATGTTTAAATTGCGGAAACGAAGATTGGGTAGTTGAATATTCGTTAGATGATAGACAACATTGTGGATGTAATGTGTGCTGTAATCCACCAAAGAAAATAGTAAAAGGTTTCAATGATATTTCTACAACTGATGTTTGGATGATGGAATTATTTGTTGATAAGCATATTTCTGAAACTAATTCAAGATATTCTAAAAAAGAAACATTGTTTAAATGTCCTGATTGCGGAAGATTATATATGAAAAAAATTGGCACAGTTTACGCAAATCATGGGTTAAATTGTTCTTGCGGAGATGGTTGGAGTTATCCAAATAAATATATGTACGCACTTTTAGAACAATTAAATGTAGTATTTCAAGCTGAAAAAACTTTTTCATGGTCTGAAAATAAAATATATGATGATTATATTGAATATAATGGTCTAAAAATAATAACAGAACAGCATGGGATACAGCATTATAAACGTTCTATAGGAAATCGTTCAGTAGAAGAAGAAATTCAAAATGATACTTTTAAAAAAGAATTAGCAATTAGAAATGGTATTGATTACTATTTTACGATTGATTGTAGAAAATCTGATAGTGAATTTATAAGGCATTCCATTCTATCAAGTGGATTATTAGATATAATAAATATCAGTGGCGATATTATAGATTGGGATAAATGTGATTTATTTGCACATTCAAATTTTGCAAAAACAATTTGTGATTATAAAACTTTACAAAAGAATATGACGCATAGAGATATTGCCAATATTTTTCATGTTAGTTACAACACTATTCTTAAATATATTAAGATTGGTTCAAAATATGGATGGTGTGAATATGAAAAATTTGATGATAGAAAAAAATTAGATAAATGTCATAGAATCAATCATGGTTCAAAGCCAATTTATTGTGAAACTATTGATATGTATTTTAGAGATTCCTCAGTGGCAGAATCATATTTGTCAAATAAAGAGTGCATATTCTTTTCAAGACAGATTCGTCAATCTATTCAGAGAAATAATAAGTATAGAGGTTACAAATTTTTGTATGTATCACAAAATGAATTTAATACTAAAAAACAAGTATCTCCTAATAAAGTTGTAGGAGACTTTTTTGTAAAGGAGTAAACTATGACAAAAGAATGTGAAGTTATTTTGAATAACAAAGCAGTTACCGTTGTCAAGTTTGACGGAAAAGAAATTCAATTTCCATCTATTCATAGAAATGCAAAAACTGTATTTGTCAAATTTGATAATGGTTCATACTCTATCGTGAATAACATAGACGATGATCCAAAAGATAATGGCGCACAGGCGCAAACACAGAAAAAGTCACGAGCATATAAGAAAACAACTGATGTAACAAACAATGATTTAGATGAGGGCATCAAATCTATTAAGGATAGTGAGTAAGGTTGTATTGTAGTTTTAAGTAAGGGGGTAAATCTTATACAATCTTGTATAAGTGTGCCCCTTTATTTTTCGCAACAGAAAGGAAGAAAGGATAATGAAAGCAATTGATTTTGGATCATTAGAAGAAGCTGTTGAATGCTATGGCAGGGAAAATCTTATTCCAATTGATAATATCAAGCAGCTTATTTTTTATGCCAAACACGGATGCCAACCACGATTTATATGGGAAAAAGAAGGCTCTGATGGTAAAATCACAGGCTGGTATTTAAAGAGTGAAACAAATTTTGTATATAAGAAATGGATGAATAATAATCCACATAAAATTGAAAATAATTCTGATTAAGAATCAAGATAAATGAGCAAAAAAACAATTATTATAATGTTGTCTAGTGAGCATGAAAAATATAGGGAAGATTTTTGAGTCGCAAATCCAAAAATGTGTTCCAGACTATGCAAAAATGATGAGATTGCCGGATGCTGCACAATCATTTGGTGGCAGTAACAATTTGAGATTTAGCTGCAAAAGTCCATTCGATTATTTAATGTGGGATTCGTCAAGACATTATTTGTATGCACTGGAATTGAAAACCGTTGAGGGAAAAGCAATATCATTTGAGCGAAATAAGGATGAAAATGGAAAAATTCATTATCACCAAATTTGTGGATTGAATGAGTGGAATAAATTTGACGGTACAATATGTGGGTTTATTATTGAGTTTAGAAAATGTGAAAAAACAATTTTTATACATATAAAAGACTTTAATGATTTGGTTTCTAAAATAGGAAAAAAAAGTTTTAATGTCAATGATTTAGAAATTTACAATGTACCCCACATTGTCATTCCACAAGAAAAATTAAAGACACATTACAAATATGATATTGACTATTTTATAAAACACACAGGGATTTAAAATGGGAGGACGCTATGACTTCAATCGAGATATCTAGTTATATAAATATAAGAAATGGTGAGTTATGTAGTGATGAGATATTAAATATGGTAGATGTATCACGTAATCCACAGATTAACCATATTGTTTATGAAAATGGTATATGGAATATGTGGGATAATGCTGGAACACATTTCACATTCCGGCAACGTAATTGGAATTAAAATAAGCGGAGGTAAAGAAAATGAGAAAACAAAAAATGGTTGTAAATACTGAATTGAACATTATTGATTATATCGTACTCGTTAATGAGATGGTGCTTGAATATTTCAATGACGATGGAGAATATCAACCACATATTGGTATGCTAAATGTTATGCGCCTATTTTATAATAACTGTGTGGTTGAGAGCAAATTTGATAATCCGCATGACATTGTAGATGCTATGGATATGGAAATCATTGTAGAGGATGACGATTTCTTAAATACATTTAATGATGCATTGGTTGGTAATATTCCCGGAGTTAGATTTGATTTTGCAAATGCTTATAAAGATGCAATGGATATTGTAGAGAATAAGAAACATTCTATTGAGCGTGCTGTAGATTCAATCAAAAAATTGCTCTCTTCTATTTTTGATATTGTTAATCCCCTTTTAACGGATGAACATATGGATATGGTCGCAGAGATTGCAAAGAATGTAGGAAATGGAAATATTAGTGCAGAAGCAATCGTTGACGCATATGGGAAATCCAAGAGATTCCAGCAAGTAATCAATTCAAAAGAAAAGAAGAACATCGATACTGCAACTACAGGCTTGGTTTCTGAAATGAAAGCATATGGAGTCAAAGAGGAATCGATTAATAAGGACAATATCATACCTATTGACAATTCAGTAAAAAAATAAGGTGATTTTATGGTTGCAAGTAATATGGCACAACTTGAGCAAATGTTGATGAACCAAATGAAAAAAGCTATGAACGTTACTGCCGAACAAATGAAAGCCGATGTTTGTGAACAGGTAGGTTCATTCTATACACAAGGAAGCCCAAAGGTATATGTCCGCACTGGTGCTTTGGGCGATACTCCTAGAGTGACACCCATTACAAGTTCTGGAAAAACTGCAAGCTATGAGGTTTATCTTGACCAATCCCATAGTTATTCAACAGGCACATGGGATATGGCTACAGTTATGAAAAATGCTGAGTCTGGTGGTGGCGGTGGCATCCTCGGTAAACCCGGTTTTTGGCAACGTTCACAAAATAATTTTCAGAAAACATTAGATAAGGTTATGAGGTCTTTCTTTAAATAATTTATAACCAATGCAAAACAAATATAAAAGGAAGTGATTAAATGGGAAATCAAAAGGAAGGAAGAACTACTGTATATAACAATATAACTTCCGATGAAAAAATGGCACAGGTAAATCCGGATAATATTCAGTTGGAGAACGACTTTTTGGAGTACCTTGCTTCCATTGACAGAGCAAAATCCACGATAAAGCAGTACAAAGCAAATCTCCATGTATTTTGGTGTTGGAATCTTGACAACAACAAAAACAAGTTCTTTGTGGATTTGACTAAAAGAGAAATTTCTAAATTCCAAAGTCATGCTATGAATACATGGGGTTGGTCGCCAAAACGAATTAGAACAGTTAAAGCCACTATCTCATCTCTCAGCAATTACATTGAAAATATTTTGGACGATGAGTTTGAAGGATATAAACCTATTGTTCGTAAGATTGAGTCCCCTGCTGATGTTGCTGTAAGAACAAAGACAATATTTACTGAGGGAGAATTGCAAGGTTTATTAGATGAACTTGTTTCCAGTGGAAATTATATGAAAGCATGTGCGCTATCTCTTGCTATGAACAGTGGTCGAAGAAAAGCAGAATTAGCAAGATTTAAAGTTTCATATTTTGATAAAGAGAATATGATTTGTGATGGTGCTCTTTATAAAACGCCGGAGAAACTTAGAACAAAAGGAAGAGGCAGCCATGGTAAAATGCTAGATGTTTATACTCTGGCAAAACCATTTCAACCGTATTTCGATTTGTGGATGAAAGAACGAAAAGAATTGGGAATTGATAGTGAATGGTTATTCCCTAAATATTGTGATGGCAAATGGACAGATAAACACGCAGAAACAGTTACATTTGATTCATGGGCTAACACATTTTCTAAGAAATTAGAAAAGCCTTTTTATTGGCACGCTTCTAGGCATTATTTAACAACAAAACTGTTGGAATCAAATTTGCCGGAAAGCATTGTACAGGATATGATTGGTTGGGATTCTTCTGATATGGTTCGTTTGTATGATGACAGAACAAAGGAATCTCAGTTTGATAAATATTTTGGTGCTGAAGGTATTAAGAGTGTCAAGCAAACCACTCTTACGGAACTTTAATAAGTAGTTGAGTTTAACAAATAAAAGAGGATTTTTATTGATAACAGGTCATTTTTGACATGTTATTTTTTTATACATTTTTTTATGGAGGTAAGCGTATGTCTGATTTTACAGCTAGAATTATAGCCCAATTAGATACTTCCAAGATACCTGGCCAGATTGCTAAGATTGGAAAGAACCCAATAGACCTTAGTAATGTTAGAATAAAGAATGCCAAAATGGACACAAATGGACTTGCATCCCAAGTCCAGGCCGCATTAAATCAGCATAAGTTTACATTGAATGTTGGTAAAATAAACTTTGGTGGCATTTCGAGTTCTGCAACTAGCAGTTTGGCATCAAACCTAACTGCTAGGATAAATTCTCAAATAAAAAATGGCAGTATTGAAGCATCTATCGCAAAAGTAACCGCTCAATATGAGAAATTAGGGGTTACAGGACATAATAAATTATCACAAATTAAAAGTGATATTGAAACCCTTAATAAATTGCAAGCACAGTTAAATACTTCATCCAATGGCAAAACATTAGTTAGTAATTATGAAAAGTTCAATGAAACGCTTGCCAGAGTAAAAAACAATTTAACAACTGTCTCGGCAGAAAGTAAAACTTTTGCATCGAGTTTACAGCTTAATACATTTGATACAAAAATGACACAATGGATAAGCAATAATTCTCGTGCAATGGCTACCTATGGTTCAAGTCTGAGTAATATAAGGACAAAACTTGAATCATTAAAAGCAGCTGGCAATGTTCCAATGTCAAGTCTGAAAGCACTTGAGCAAGAATTTAAGAATATTGCATTAGCAGCAACAAAAGCTGGTGTTACCGGAAGAACCTTGGGCGACCAATTAAAAGGGGCGTTTTCAAGTATTACAAAATATGTATCTGCTACTACCATTATATATCGTTCAGTCGCTATGTTAAAAGACATGGCTCAGAATGTTCACGAAGTAGATACTGCCATGACAGAATTATATCGTGTTACTGATTTGTCAGCAGCTCAATATGAAAGACTGTATCAGAGCATGTCAAAATCTGCAAAAGAGTACGGTGCAACTTTATCCACAATTATTGATTCTACTGCTAGTTGGGTAAGACTTGGTTTCGATGCCGAAACATCAAATAAACTTGCCGAGATTACTTCTATGTATCAGCATGTTACTGACCTTGAGGAGGGCGAAGCAGTTAAGAACTTAGTTACTGCATATAAAGGTTTCCAAGACCAATTATTAGAATTGACGAATGGCGACCAAGCCGCTGCTGCTGAATACGTTGCTGATATTTTCGATAAGTTGGGGAATGAGTTTGCGGTATCTGCTGCAAACGTTGGTAATTCACTTACAAAGTGTGCATCAACTTTGGAAATGGCTGGGAATAGCATCCAAGAAGCAGCCGCTATGGCTACTGGTATCACCGAGGTAACACAAGACTCGGAAAAAGCTGGTTCTGCCCTGAAAATCCTTTCATTGCGTTTAAGAGGTATGAAAGGCGAACTTGAGGAACTTGGTGAAGAAACGGATGAAAATGTTGAATCTATTTCAAAGATGCAAACTCAAGTTTTAAATATGACACATGGAAAAGTCAACATCTTTGATGATGATGGCAATTTCAAAAGCACCTATGAAATCATGCAAGGAATTGCAGAGGTATATAATGATTTATCTGATACAGACCAGGCATCATTACTTGAAACTATTGCTGGTAAGAATAGGGCTAATGATGTAGCAGCTTTAATCAGTAATTGGGAACAAGTTGAAAAAGCTATGAATGCAGCCACAAATGCAAGTGGAACAGCTGCGGCCGAACAGGAAGAATGGATGAATTCTTTGGATGGTCGTATTAAGACATTCCAAGCATCTTGGCAAGTATTATCAAATAATATTATGTCATCTGATTTCCTAAAAGGTATTGTTGATACTAGCACTGCTCTTCTATCTGTCTTAGATGCTGTAATCAGTAAATTAGGTGTTTTGCCTACACTGTTAGGTTCTATAACAGCGGTAATGGCAATCAAAAAAGTTGGTAGGGATAAAATGTTTTCCCTCACGTAATTCAAATATGCCAACAGTAATAAGTTTTCTTTTAGATATAAAAGTTTTCTTATTGCCGATTATGAGATACATAATTGTAAACGAAGCCCCAATATGCTGGGAACTTGGTACACCGCAACTACTCCCCTATTCTGGAGACAGGAATAGGTTTGTAACAATGTTGCGCTCCAAGGGTCAGCAGGGACAGTTCTCATTGAGAAAAGCCCTCACTGTAGCGACAATGGGTGGTCATAGTTATATGAAACGATGACTATGATAATATGCGCTCGGAACTATTGTATGGTTTATATGGTTGATAAACCTGTAATAATACCTACTATAACAGATAATATTAAAATAACAATGATAAGGTTTTTGATAAAATGCAAATCCTGTGCTATTTGATGTATATCATCATATAGTGGATTATTTTGTTGAGCAATTTCCTTTAAACGCTTTTGTCTTTGCCTTTGTTTTTCCATTTTGTCATATTCTTCAAGTTTTTGGTTATACTCTGTCCTATCACTATGTAGAATATCAGATGCAACTCTTTCTGCTATTTCCTTATATCCATTTTCTACTGTTATTTCTTTAAGTTCTTCTTCTGGACGCATTTTATATCTGTTATATATCGATGTGTATTCTTCATCATTCATATCATTTACCTCCGGTATAATTATACCATACAATTTAGCATAATGCTAGTCATTAGTTCGATATTTGGACAATTACCAAAAATAATCAGCAACCTAAATGCTCTAGGTGCGTCTATGAAAGCCTTAAATGGTTTAAACATAGCCATTACTGGTTTAAATCCTGGAAATATTCAAGCATATCAAGCGGCTATTCGAGGTTTATCCGCTGAACAAGCTGCATATGTTTTAGCAACTAAAGGTGCTAATGCCGCTCAAATCGAAGAGATAATGTCAACAGAAACAGCGACATTGGCAAAAGGGGCTTACGCCCAAGCAGATATTGAAGCTGCTTTGGCAAAGCAAGGTTTAGTTACTTCTACTGCTATATTAACAGCAGAACAACAGGCAGAGATAGTAAATTCTGGTTTATTGACATCTGAAAAACTTGCCGAGGTTGCAGCTACACTTGGACTGGAAACAGCTGAAGGTGGATCGTTGGTTGCAAAACAGGCTATCAATGCAGCCATGGTGCAAGAGCAACTTACAAGTATTGGAGTTGTCGGCGCACAGCAAGCACAGATTATATCAATGCTTGGATTAACTGCCGCCGAAAAAGGTAATATTGTTGTAACAAATGTTCTTACTGCCGCATGGGCAAAATTGGCAGCTGTTATCACTGCTCATCCTATCGGTGCTATATTAACAGCGGTTGCTGCGGTTGCAGTTGGTGTTGTTGCCTATAATACAAACGAATCCAACAAGGCACAGGAAGCGATAGTTGAGGCACATGATACTGCTAA